TCGGCTACCCCTAAGTATACCGTTGATTGGTATATTAAATGGGTTGCAAGTGTATTCATTCTGAGTGCAATATCCGTTAGAGGTATAGACGGTTGGGTCTTATATGATTTAATAGGGTCTACCATTGGTGTGTCTCTATGGTTGGTGGTGAGTATCTTGTGGAAGGACAGGGCACTCATTATGTTGAATGGTGCAGGGTTAATATTTCTGATTCGTAACCTTGTGGAGTATGGAGTATAAATAAAGATATGATAGAATTTATAGACAGTTTTTTGAGTTTCCCGTTTTGGGTGGTAAAGGAAACATTCATTTATGGATTTGGTATCCTGATGTACTGGTTGATATTTGAAGTATGCAGACATTACAAGCCTTGGGAATATGTAATCGAATGGTGGAGAGTAAAGAGGAAATGATAGATGAGTTTAATCACGAAAATAGTATTAGGAATCATGATAATCGATGAGTTTATTGTGTTGGGACTATTTGCGTTGGGTGTATTATAAATGAGTGATACATTAATCGCAATACATATAGTGTATGTGGTCGCACTGGTGTGGTTCGTATGGAAGAGTGGGTATAAACATGGACGTAAAGAGTTGTGTGAAGAATTACTCGATGCGAAATTGGTCACGTCAAAGGCATTAATCAACCATTACAAGATAGATAAGAAAGAATCCTAAAAATTAAAGGTATATTATGACAGAATTGAAGAATACCATTCTTGGTATTAATATCTCACACGACACTTCAATCGCAGTGGTTCATAACGGTGAACTGGTGGACGTATTCGAAGAAGAACGTTGCAGACGGTCAAAATATTGGTCTCCAAGTGCAGACGAAGAAATAAGACTCCAAAGTATCGAACAAAAGATAAACGTTGACTCCATTGACGAAGTGGTGTTTGCGAGTTTCGATAGACGTGCATACGATTACAATGTACCTACGGATTTACCTTTTGACCGAATCAGAACAAGAGAATTTAGAAAAGACTTCACCGAAACCCAAACATCAAGAGAAAGACTCAAAGAACTCGCAGAAAAGTGGGAAATGGAGTTTAATTTTTGGCCGAATACGGACGACCAAAAGATTTGTGACGATATTGCGACTTCACAACTGGGTTTACCGAAAGGAGAGTACTATTTTAAACAAGACCACCATGTTCACCATGCGTGGTGTGGATTTAACCTCGCACCTATGGAAGAAGCACTCATAATTGTCATGGACGGTGGTGGTTGTCGTAAATTATGGGACGAATACCCTACGCACCAAGAAATTGAGTCCATTTACTACGGAATCAAGTCAAATGCAACCCATATCGAACCTTTATATCAAAAACTAACCAATCAAAGGTTTATTTGTGATATGTCCGATAAATTCCCGAATGAATTAGATGCATTCCTGCATTGTCCTCACCCTCAATTATATATTAGAGACGGAGTGGACTATGAACTGGTCTCGACTCCAAGTATGGGTATGAACTTCTCTAATATATCTCAAGCACTAGGAACCGATAAGTTGGGTCGTGCAGCTGGTAAGGTCATGGGTATGGCAAGTTATGGACACCCTTTGGACAATTATTATAATCGATATAATATTGCACACCAATTAGAACTGGATTCTTATGAATACACTTGTGAATTAATTAGACGTGCGATTAAATATAAACCCGACTGTAAGAATATTATATTAAGTGGTGGGTTCAGTTTAAATTGCACTAACAATTATAAGTACCTTTACACCTTCCCTGAATATCAAATATTCGTTGACCCGATTCCTCATGACGGTGGAACTGCAGCTGGGGCTGCTTTGCAAATGTACGAAGAAATGAGACAAGGAAATAATCAGTATTGCAAACCTAGTGTATGGAGTGACTCATGATAACTAGAATAGTCAGAGACCTAGACAGAGTGTTAGACCTGTTAATAGACGAAGAACAAATCGTTGCAATCTTTCAGGGTAAAGGAGAATGGGGGCCGAGAGCACTAGGGAATCGTTCTATACTGTTTGACCCAAGACACGAAGAAGCAAAACAGATTGTTAATAACGTAAAGAAGAGAGAACACTACAGACCTTTTGCAGGTAGTGTCATGTTAGAACACGCACACGATTGGTTTCATATGTTGCAACTTAAAGAATCGCCTTGGATGAGTTTTGCTATCCAAGCAAAGGATATTGCATATGAGAAAGTTCCGACACTGGTTCACGCAGACGGAACGTGTCGTATCCAAACAGTTACCTATGAACAGAATCCCAACTATTATAATTTAATCGAAGGGTTCTATAAGAGAACAGGTGTACCAATGATATTCAACACTTCATTTAATTTAGGTGGAGAAGGATTAGTGGAAACCATAGAAGATGCAATCGACACTTGTAACAGGTCAGAAATAAATTGGTTGTACGTTCCCGAAGACCAAGACATAGATATACCCGAACACCTCTTAAGATTTAAAAGACTAGAGGACGTGAATAAGAATGAGTTCGCAGATGGATAGAGTCTATGACTTGATATGGGGTACTCCTATAACTGCAATAGAAATTGACCCAACCCCAATCGATGAATGGTTTAAGAATGTTCCCATATTAACTTTATGTACAGAGGAGTTTACATTCAGTCATTGTAAAACTTCACGAGGTACAAAAGAAAATGATGAAGTTGACTATACAACAATACTGGATATAGTAAATGAAGAGTTTGGAAAGTTCTTAGACTTTCTTGGGCCTAAGTGTGGAATCGACAGTAACTTTGAAGTGCCTTGGATTAACATATATGGGAAGAATGGGTTTCAAGATTCACATGACCATCAAGGTGATAAGTATTCAGACTTCTCATATTGTTATGTACATGAATCAGGTGACTCGCACATTGTGTTCAAAAATAGATTTGCAACCAACAGTGATATGTGTCTAAAAGATTTACTTCATGCCTATTATGCTCAAGACTATGTACCGACACTAAAGAAAAAAGGAACATTATATATTTTCCCGTCCACTGCATATCATTCAGTATCACCCAACAAAAGTGACGAACCAAGAATTACAATTTCGGGTAATATTAAACTTACACCCGAAGATAAATAACTACATGGACTTAGAAGTTACAGACATTGCAATTACAAAACTTATAGAGAAGAACGTTGACAAGGTGAGACTTGGAATCACTGGTGGTGGTTGTAGTGGTTATGAATATGTGTTTGTTGAAGACGAATTTAAAGACGGCGATTTAGAAATAGATTACGGTAAGTTTAAGTTTTTAATAGATACAATGAGTCAACCTTTTTTAAATGGGTTGACATTAGATTACATAAAAGAAGGATTGCAGGAATCATTTACATTCCAAAATCCTAATGAAGAAGCCAGTTGTGGTTGTGGAGTGAGTATTACATTTAATGAAAACATCGTCAGCAAAAGCCAAGGGTAGAAAACTACAACAGTGGTTTACCAAAGTTCTTATCGAAGGACTTAATCTAAACGAAGACGATTTAGAATCAAGACCTATGGGTTCACAAGGTGAAGATATAATCATGGGTCGTGAATCAAGAGAACAGTTCCCCTACTCTATCGAATGCAAGAATCAAGAAGCAGTTAACGTATGGAAAGCATACGAACAGGCAGAATCCAACTGTAAAGGTTATGAACCTTTAGTTGTAATCAAACGTAATAGAAGTAAACCCCTTGTGTTAGTTGATGCAGAACATTTCGTCAAATTAATTGCAACAATTACCGAAAAGTCATAAATAGTAGAATGAAGTCCTTTAACGAGATAATTACAGAAGCAAAAGACGTTTCAAAACGAGAAGACCCATACAGACTGGTCGTACTTGCTGAGCGTCCAAAGAAAATTTCTAAGACAGGAACTTCTTTTAAACTCACGCAGAAAGCAGAGAAGTTAGGAATCACAACTTACAACTGTAGAATCAACGGTGCGTTTCTTCGGTTTGACGAAGACAAACAGATTGTTACCATTCACAACGAAGGTGACGAGAAAGGATTTGAAATGGACGAGGACACTATAGTGTTCATTCGTGGTGACGTTACTAAGAAAGATTCCTACATGGATTTAATTTCTCAGATTGAGAGATACGGTATTCCATGCAATAACACTAGGGAGTGTATTGAAGTGTGTTGCGACAAGTTCCGAACATATCTCCGTCTACAAGAAACAGGAATGAACCAACCACGCACGGTATTGATTCCAAATGATTCACCTGAAGCAGTTGACGCTGCTCACGAAGCACTTGATAACAAATTCCCAATGGTACTTAAAACACTTAGTGGTTCAAAAGGTGTTGGTGTGATTCTAATTGAAACCGAAAGAAGTTTGCTGTCGCAGGTTTCTTTGATTTATAAGATTGACCCTTACACCGATATTCTATTACAAGAATATATTGAATCTGATTATGACGTAAGGTGTGTAATCGTTAATCGTGAAATCGTTGGTGCAATGAAACGTAATAAGATTACAGACGACTTCAGAAGTAATGCATCTCAAGGTGCGAAGGTTGAGTTGATTGAAATGACTGAACTGGAAAAAGAAGAATGTCTGAAGGCTGCGAAAGGTGTAAACGGTCAGTGGGTTGGTGTTGATTTCATTCCTGCAAAGAATCGTGTTAAACAACCACCTTACATTCTAGAGGTTAACCATAGTGCAGGAAGTAAAGCAATTTCAGATGCAATCGAAGAGGACATTACTAAAATGGTTCTTAAACTTTATTTCGACAGAGAGATATGGAGAAAGGAACCTAAACAGTGTGGAGTGTTAGAAACGTTTACAGTGGACGGGCAGGAAATGACTGGTAAGTTAGATACTGGAAACTCGACTACAGTGTGTTCACTTCACGCAGACGAAGTAAGTGTAAAAGGTAAAACAGTCACTTGGACATTTAACGGAAAGAAACATTCCAAACCATTACATAGAAAAGTTACACTTAAGAAACCTGCAGAGACAAGACCAGTTGTTTTGATTGACGTAGATTTTTTGAACACTACTTATAAAGACGTTGAAGTGTCACTTGACTCAAGAATATCAATTCCATTCCTAGTGAATCGTGATTTAATGCAACGTGCAAACGTCATGATTAACAGTGCAAGGAAGTTCATGTTAACAAATAAATCAGACGAAACTATAGAAACCAGTTGACTATGACCTAGACTTTTATATATAATGTTTGTTATGAAGAAAAAAAGTACCCCACAAATATCAATTCAAGAAAGAATGAGGTTGAAGGCTTTAAATGCCTTAGACCCCGTTGAACTTGAAATCGATAAAGTTATGGATAAGAAAAAGAATCCTTTTTCTATGTACAAGTATCTTTGTCAATTAGGTTACAGTAGTCGTGTTGTTAATTACATGAAAGGTTGGACACATGAAATGCAATTCGAAATAAAGAACGAAGAAGGTTGTGACCAACTTGAAGAAGCATATTCATTTCTCAACAAGAATCAAAAGAAGTACGCACTTAAATTCCTAGACGGAATAGAACAGGATATTGAAAAATATTGTGACGTATACAAACCAGTTCGTAAAGTTAGAATTAAAACACCTGCACAAATGGTAAAGAAAATTACTTACTTGGACGAGTGGAAAAAATATAAATCAATAGACCCTGTAGAAATACCTCGTGCAAGAATGTTATTCACCTATAACACTTCAAGTAAAAAATTAACAAAGTTCGAAGGACACTTATCTGCAAGAGGTTCTCGCATTACTGGATATGACGAATGTGTAGAAAAGACCTTGACAGATTTGAAGTTACTTGATAGGCTAGTAGAAGGTGGTAATATTATTGCTTCCAAATTTATGGACGAGATTCCTAGAAGTAAACTAAAGGAAGGAAACGATTTACCGACAAAGAATACATTATTGTTAAAAGTGATTAAATGATATTAATAGATTTTACGCAGACCATAATCGCAGGTCTCATGGCACAATTAAAAATGAATGATGGTGAAGTATCAGAAGATATGTTACGACACATGATTCTAAATTCAGTAAGAAATTATCAGAAGAGATATGCACCTGAATATGGTGAGATAGTTTTATGTACAGATGCACCGAACACTTGGAGAAGAGAGTTCATGCCTTTATATAAGGCTAATCGTAAGAAGACTAGAGATGCATCAGACCTTGATTGGAAAATGTTATTTGAAACACTCAATAAAGTAAAAGAAGAGATTAAAGAAAATTTCCCTTACAGATATATGTATGTTGAACGTGCAGAAGCAGACGACATAATTGCAATACTGGTTAAACACGCAACAGAACCAGTTCTGATTGTAAGTGGAGATAAGGACTTTCAACAACTGCATAAATATGACTATGTAAAACAATGGAGTCCTAACCTAAATAAATTAATAACTTGCGAGAACCCCGATTTGTTTTTAAAGGAACATATATTAACTGGGGACAAGTCAGATGGTATTCCAAACATATTGTCTAATGATAATTGTTTTGCAGAGGGTATAAGACAGACCCCATTGAGAAAAGGTATTAAAGATTCCTATCTCAGAATGACCATTGAAAAGGACGATAAATACTATCGTAATTATTTAAGAAACCAAACTCTTATTGACCTAGAGTTTATTCCTCAAGATATAGAGGATACAATTCTTAAAGAGTATGAGAATGCAGTACCTGTAAGAGGTAAAGTGTTTGACTACTTAAGAACACATAGGTTAAATGAGTTACTAAATCATGTAGAGGACTTTACATTATGACAGAGAAAAGAGGAAGAGGGCGACCTAAAGGAGCTCCAAACAAACCATTAATGGAATTAGTTACCGAAAGAAAGGAACTAATGAATAATGCAGATGTATACGAGATTTTTTGCCAGGCAAATATCGTTGCAGAAGAATCACCTGAACTTGCAGTGCAAGGACTTCAAGTATTCAATCAAAGGAACGGTGCAGTGAAACCAATCCTACAGTGGGTATTTGACAAGGACATTAATTCAACACTACCCGAAGGAAAGACTCCTTATGGTAGTAATGATGCACCTGCAACAGACCTAACAGAAACTTCTCTAAGGTTTGAACATAAGTTATTCAAGTACTTTGTAACGGAACAACTTCCAGTTGCGAAGAGAGAGAATATGTGGATAGGTATGCTTGAAGGTATTCCTTCAGAAGAAGCACAACTTATCGACTTGGTGAAAGACGGAAAGTGGCCGTTCAAAAATATCACTAAGGAAATCGCTAAAACAGCGTTTTCGGACATTAACGTTTAATAAATATAAGTGTGGTTCGAGACTATACATAGACAAATGGGTCTTTAATAGTAAAGGTCAAATAACTTCAATAGTCGCATACCACTCAGCTGAGTGAGGATAAATTAAATATGGAAAATTCAGAAACCCAACCTACTGCGTTCGAGCAGGAACAAGTAGTTTCCGAACCTACGGAAATCGAAAGAATACAAAAGAGAGTCCAAGACTTTAAAGTAGGACTATCTCCAGCGTCAGCAGAAGCTACACTTGCTTCTCTTACTCTATTATTGAGTAAGGGATTAATTAAAGTGGAAGACTTAGATGCAGTTATAACGATTCGTGAAGAAGTTAATAAAGGACTTATTGATTACCAAACTACAGTTACGAATGCTGGTAAACAAATGGAACTCGCACAACAGAAACTTCTTGCAGAACAAGCTGAAGAACGTCAAAGAGTTCTTAACGAGAAAGACACTCAGATAGAAGACGAGAGATTGTTAAGAAAGAGAACTGAAGATAACCTTCAACACCAAATGAATAGAGCTGCACAAATGGAAGCAGTTCTTAAATCACATGGTATCAATATCGACTTAGACGGAGACGGAGTTGTTGGACTTAAAGAAGGACAAGTCGCAGATACACTAAGTGCATCAGAACAGGCAGAAGTTGATTCTATTGTTCACGGATATGATGCGAATGGTTCTCCAACTACAGAGACTGATACACCTAAAGAAACTAGTGGTGCATTCAAACTCGCAAGAATGATGAATCCTATTGAAGAAGGTGCGAATGGTATAAAGGAAGAAGACTTCCCTATTACTGAAGACCCTGAACTTCAAGAAAAGATTGACGAGACTAAAGCTGCATTTGAAGAATACGAAGAATCAAAATACATTCCTAAACCTGAGACTATACCCCAATCAGAAGTAGAACATTTACTTCCACCACAAGTTGCAGGTGGATTAATTTCAGGTGAAGACACTCAATCATTCCTAGACGAAGTTGATAGAGTTGCAGAAGTTGAAGAGATTGATGCAATGACTGAAGAAGAGGAACAAGAGAAGTTCGAAGAAGAATGGACTGAACCTACACTTGATATAGGTTACGATAAACCTCAAACACCTTCTGCACCTGTTATAACAGATGGTAATGCACCAAACATAACTAGAGAAGAACTTGCAGACGGAGTGTTTATCGAGAGAGAAAACATTAAATCGTTTGCAGAAGAAGAAGACCTAACCGATGAAGAAGATTTTGAAGAGGTTGTTATTCCAAATAGAACAGACCTAGAAGGAATGACTAAGAAACAAATTTTACAATCTGCAGAAAACTTAAACTTTGAAGTTAGTAAAAATATAAACAAAGCTAAAATGATTGAAAGTTTTGAATCCCAAGCAAATACTCTCATAGAAGAGTTGACTGGTGGTGAAGACTTTGAATCCATTAGTGAGGAAGATGTAGATGGTGATGACGATAGGAGAGACGGCGGGTACTTTTAAATCCGTAGTAAGACCCCTTAAACTAAACGAAGTTTCTTATAATCTCAAAGATTTCTTTTACGGAACTGAACATACAGTTCTTCGTTTTGACTTACCCCAAGACCATACAGTTAGAATAGGTTCACACTATAACGGTGAAACTTTATTCTACTATGAGAAAGATAACGTAATAAAGTTTAGTTCATTTGGTGACCATAACGCACGAGGTCAGCTATCTTGTTTTCTTTGGAAACCAAAAGGTGACCCACAATCAAATGAATTAAATGCAGATGACGATGCACAATTTGTCTGCATACCAAAAGACCAAACTGATTTCAAAGAAGGTGACGAAATAGTTTATACACTTGTAAGGGAAACAGAAACTGAGGAACGTCATATCAGAGTTGACCATGTCTAGTAATATCCCAATAGTCGCAGTTGACCAATACGACTTTTTAGAACATAGAAAAGAACAGGAAAAGAAACACTGGTCAAAAAAATCAGAAAGAGAATCAAATCCCCTCGACTCAATTCTTACAGTCGAGATTAACACTACAGAGTTATGTAACAGGACGTGTGTGTTTTGTCCAAGACATGACCCTGAAGTATTTCCAAATAGAAACTTACACTTAACAATTAAAGGTGCAAATATAATTGCAGAAGAGTTAGGGTGTAATGGTTACACTGGTAAAATATCTTTTAGTGGATTTGGAGAGAACTTACTCAACCCACACTTCCCTGAAATCATAAAGGCATTTAGATTTGAATTACCACAAGCAACAATCGAGTGTAACACTAACGGAGATAGGTTAGACGAAGAATATGTTACTAGACTTTATAGAAGTGGTTTAGATTTACTCTACATAAATCTATATGACGGTATTCATCAAATGGAACACTTCGACACTATGATGGCAAATGCAAGAATAAGAGAAGAGGATTATAAGTATCGAATGCACTGGGGTGATTTCGAGAAACACGGATTGATTTTAAATAACAGGAGTGGTGTAATTGATTGGGTTGGAATTGAAGAGTCGGATATTAAAAGTCTTGTTGGTAAGCCTTGTCATTACCCTTTCTATAAAATGTTTGTCGATTGGAACGGAGACGTATTATTCTGTTCAAACGATTGGGGAAGAGAACACGTTGTTGGAAACTTACTGCAACAATCCCTTCATGACGTTTGGTTTAGTAAACCTATGGCAAAGATACGAAAAAAACTTATGCGAGGAGACCGTAGTCTTTCTCCATGTAACAAGTGTAGTGTAGACGGTTCACTATTTGGAAAACCGTCATTTGACTTAGTTAAGGAGTATTATGAAAGTAGTAATAACAGGAAGTAGTGGACTTGCAAAAACAATCGGAGATGTGATTGTTAGAACTCCACACGCAGGAGAAGTACACCTAGTGTCTCATGTTCGTGCAGAGAGTACAATCAAATGGGACGACCACGAGGTTTTTATCAACTGTGCTCATGTCGGGTGGTGGCAAACAGAACTACTAATGGAAGCATATGAACACTGGAAGAATGATAGTACGAAAACAATCATTAATATTTCAAGTCGTGCAAGTCAACCCAACATATCAAAAGGATATTTGTATGCTGCTCAGAAAGCTTCTTTAAACCATTTATCAAACAACCTAGTGTATAACTCAGATAAGAAGTGCCGTATCACTACACTAAATCTAGGACTGTTAGAACATGAACTTCCTTCAATTACATATAATGAAGTCGCAAATTGGATTTACAAACACTGCACTGGAAGTAAACATATTGATATACCTGAAATGACATTCCAACACGCAGAGAACTATCGAAGTGTTCAAAGTGATAAAGAAACACTAAGAGAGTACGAAAACTTTACTAAATAATAGTATGAGTATAGAATACAACGATTTCGGTTTTACAGCTATGGATGCAGAGGAACTTGCAACCGTAGATACAAAGATTGTAGAGAAGACTACTACTGCAACAGAAGTAATCAATAAACTAGACAATTTCGTAAGACCCCTTCTTGAGAATCTTGCAAAGGATTCAGACAAGGATTATATCTACTGGCCGAACAGGGTGGATATAATTAATAAGAAACTAAAAGAACTGGACGAAATTCAAAAAAACCTCTAGTCAGATAGAGACATATTTGATATAATAAGCCTATAGTCGAAGCAATAACGGTTAGTTATTGGGGACTGGGAACATTGCAAACAATAAGAGGTACTTATATGGCAATAAAAAGAGAGTTTTATGTTGACTTAGATAACATAGCAGTCTTAACGGAAGACCACTTAAAAATAAGTAAGAAGGCTTTCAATAAAGACACATACCCCGAATATTTTGACCTAGATTCTATGGGTCTTACATATGAAGGAACCATACTGGCAGAATCTGCCGACATTAACCCAATAATTAAATCAGGAATGAAACAAAAATTCCGTGTGGGTGCTAATAAAAAATACAAAGAAATAAAAGACAGTACTTGCAACAAAGGGTGGAACCTTCGAGCAAAACAATTTTTCGCTGTAGGTGAGTTAGACAAAAAAGGGGATTTGAAATTCTTAACAGAATTGTTTAGTGGTAATACGACTCATGATATACTTGGGAAGTATACAAATCTGCAAAATAGAATTGTTCATGTCTTTAGAAAGAACACTAATTTTTCAGAAGCAAGATTGAAGAATATCGGTGGTTTGTTTAATTCAATGGACGATGCATACGATGGTATTGACTGGGTAACAGTTGAAGAAATTGTAAGGTTCAATGTTGAACAAAGAGAGATTGCACTTCCTGTAAATCCTAGACCAAAAGATAAAGAGAAATTTGTTGCTGAGTCTAGAGAGTTAATCAGTTATGTTGCGAGTGGTAAGTTCGATGGTGAAGATGTAAAAATCAATACCCTAATGAATAACCTCATAGAAAGTCTAACTGGTCAGGTAGATATTAGCTCTATCAAAGAAGAAAAACAGTTAATAAAAATATTGAGAGCCAAAGACCCACAAAAATATCAAGATAGTAATTATGCTATGTGGAAAGGGTCTTCAGTTATGGCGTCTAAACTTCTAACTTCCTTTTCTAAAGCTTGGGCAAGTACTGGGTGTAGTGATAAAATGAGAATAGATATGGTAATACATTTCTCTACACCAAATCCTGCTGACCCTATAAAATGGATTAAGGATAGTTTTATAAAGTTTCATAAAGTGTGGTACGTTTTACAAAAATTCTTAAACGAGGCTTATTTCGCAAATGCAATTCCAACTAAAAGATTTGAAATTGAAGGTTTCTATCAACAATCCAAAGCACTTGAAGTTGTATCGAAAGGAGCTCTTCCATACGAAGAGGTTATCTCTTATGACGATATGTTTGAATATTTCAAAGACGATATTGAAAAGGAGTATGGTGGAAATAAGTGAAAAAAAGGGGTTGACTATGACCCCTTCTTTTTCTTATAATGAACACACTTTAATAAATATAAGGATAATGTTATGAAAGCAGGTGAATACTATGCAGAAGACCCAAAGGTCATGCAAGTGGTTCGGTTAGGTCAAGAACTTATAACTGCGTGTGAGAACGGTGAGTTATTTCCAGGCAACGATGATGAGTCGTATGAACTATGGAATGCAGCTGTCACTGCAGGTAATAAAATGACCACATACGGAATGGTTTGGAGCAATTTCAAATCTATAAATCAACTAGACAAGATACAGAAGAAGGCAGTACTAACCTATTTGGATAGTAAAAAGAAATGAGACTATTAGAAGAAAGTTATGGGGACGTTCGAATCTTTAGTGAACGACCTTACGGTTATAAACGGTTTGTCGTTGAATGGCAAGACCATACAGAGGTTTTTAGTAGTCTTTGGTACTCTCTAGACACTGTTAAAGAAAGAGTGGAGGCACGGTTAAATGAGAATGAGGCCTGACGATGAATATAGAACCCTTGCAATTATTGGGTTTCTTTTAGTCGCTTTTTATGCAATATTTCTCGCTTAAAAGCTTGACAATGGGTGTCATTTTATGGTAGGCTATAACCATAGAATGAAAAAAAGTGAGAATAATATGAAAAAACTAGATGATGCTTTGGTCAAACTTTGCGATGATTTGACTAAACTACAACATGGGCGTTGGAAACACTGTAAAAACAATGGTGCTTTCTACGACTTCAAAAAGAATCGCAAATACATTAAAATAATCTCATACGATACTGCCGATAAAGGTGGTGCTTCTGTATGGGGTTTTATCAATTTAGGGAACCCTGATTTTGCAGTTGGTGACGTGTTACTTGCTGCTGGTTGGAAAACTCCTGCACTGAATAGACCAAGAGGTAATCTCTTAAAAGGTTACCCAATTATCGATGAAAGAATGATGTACGGGCCTGGTTATATATCAGGTTATTCTGCTGGTGGAGATAGAAATGGGAGATTCATTTAAGCTTGACAATGGGTGTCATTTTTTGGTATACTGGCTATGATGGGAAATAACTTAGGAGATAACAAAATGGAAAAAGCACTTATAGTAAACACACAATATCTAGAAAATTACGACTTAGAGGGTGGTAATTACTGGAAGTTCAAAGGTGGTAAAGAGTACGTCATTTCATTTAGGGTTACTCATGAGATTTATGAAGAGAACGCTTATGGGCCTGGTGAACATTCTTACTACGAGTGTCCTGAGATTTCTGAAGCAACTATACTTGCATTACTTAACCAATATGGTTTTGCAGGTAGTGACGGCTATCAAGAGTTTGTTAAAAGTTGGGAAACAACCAACTTACCTTCTGCCCTAACAGAGAATGAAAAGAAATGGGTAGACGATGAAGAGGCGTTTGACTTGTTCAAAGCAGAACGTATGACTTGGAAAGAATTAGAGAATAAGGTTAAGGAGGCCGCATGAAATTTAACGATTATATTATAATGGAAATTGCACAAAACCTAAAGGAGTGTGCAGTTGAACCCAAACTGAATCACCACTACTTCAAGACACCTTTAAATCCGATTATTAAAGAAGTGTCTAGAACAAGTTCTAGTGAGTCCAACTATGCAGTTGGCCCTCTCACTAAAACAGTATTTGTTTCAGATGACTTTGGTAACAGGTATAAGGTTTCTGTAGAAGACCTTAAGAATGTCAAAGGAAAGGGTTGGATAACCCATAAAGAATTTGATAAAATCAATCCTTCACCGATATGGAATCGTGAAGAAAAAATATACGAGGTTGCGTAATGTTAGTTGATTCATGGCCATTTTTTAATGGTATACAAAAACAATACAAATTTAGTAACGGTTATGGTGCAAGTGTTGTGTGCCATGATGGTTCATATGGTGGGCCTTATAAAAAGAACGGTAAGAACCTTTGGGAGATTGCAGTTCTTGACAGTGATAATGATATAACTTATCACACACCAATTACTCAAGATGTCATTGGATATTGTACTGAGGAAAAGGTGGAAGAGGTCTTAAAAGAAATAAGTGAATTGATTCCAGTTCAAGAAGTCCAACTAGAGTTGGAGTTTGGAGCAATGCATCAATCACAATGTGATGAGGGAGTGATATGAAAAATCATTATGAAATCTTGTCTGAGACAAGTGGTGGAAAACTTACACCTGAAGAAGTTTACAATCTAGAAACGTATGGTGCGAAACACCCAATGGAATTTGCACCCGACCCTAGTGATGAACCCAAAGAGGGTTATTGTATTTGTGGGGAAAAGAATTGTCCCGATGAATATGCACATTACACAAGTGGATATTGATATGTTTGAAGTAGAAGGAATTGCAGAAAAACATACAGTCAATGGTGGACTTTACGATAGAGGCACTTGCGACTCTTATTATAGACGAGGTGTAAATCCTCACTATTATCCTAACGGAACATACAAAGGTAAAAGAGTTACAGAGTTGACTCCATACCAAATAAAGATTTACATGAAAGGATATAACGATAATGAAGCAGACGGCTTCTATAAGGAATGGTAATATGAATCAGAATCAAATCCCGTTTGAACCTGCAGAGTGGTTTCCTGAACTTGATGCACTACAACGAAGTGGTGTTATGAATATGTTTGGTGCTCCTCGTTGGTTACAAGATAATTTTGGATTTTCAAAAGAACAATCGCTCGTAGTGTTTAATGCATGGTGCGATTACAAACAAGGGGAGTAATATGTCAGATAAAAGTATTAGTAATTATTTGAAGTACCTATGTGTTTTTGTAATAGGATTTTCTATTGGTATGTGGGCTGCACCAGCTCATGCATCAGACGAAAACGGTGACGAGTATTGTCTCGCACAAAACATTTATTTTGAGGCAGGTAATCAACCTCTTGCAGGTAAGATTGCAGTTGCACAAGTTGTCCTGAATAGATTAGAACATAACTCATATCCTGAAACTATTTGTGGTGTTATCTATCAGGCAAAATGGAAAGAGAATTGGAGAGGCACTATGGTGCCGATTAGAAACCAATGTCAGTTTAGTTGGTTCTGCGATGGTAAATCAGATGAACCTTTAGACACTAAGACATGGTTATTGTCATTAATAGTTGCTCGTGATGTCGTAGATGGTTTCTACGGAGACATTACAGAAGGTGCAACACATTACCATAGTGTATATGTCAGTCCATATTGGGCAGATTCATTGAATGAAACTGTAATTATTAACGAACACATATTTTATAAATGAGGAAAGAAGAATTAATACATTTAATTAACCACTTACATACAGACGACAAACATGGTATAATAGAAGCTATAGTTCATGATGTTAACGGTGGACAATTTACAACCGATAGTATCAGATTAGACATGGATAGTGGTAGACTTATTATATGTCAAATGAATAGTCCATGTTATGAGTCTAATAAAAACAACTGGAAAAAAGAGTTAGATTTTTTACCATAAATAAGAGCACATTATGCCAACATATGATTTTTATAATGAAGAGACTGGTGAATTGACTGAATATACAATGTCATGGAAAGACCTTGACGATTTCAAACTAAACAATCCCCACCTCAAACAACAAGTATCTGCACCTAATCTTATAGGTGGTCATGGTGACCGTGTCAAAACAGATGCAGGATTCAAAGAAGTATTATCTAACGTAGGGAAAGCATATCCAGGCTCTACAGTGGATAAAAGATATAATGGTGTTGATATTAAGAAACAAAAAAGTATTGACGTGATTAAGAAACACATGGATATACAATCCAAAGATAAGTAGTATGGAAAATTTAATTGCGATTAATGATTTAGAACACCTACAAGAAACTATGACTCGTGTCCAAGAGAACGGTCAAAGATTTTATCAGACACCCGAAGGTAAAAAGTATCCAAGTGTAACTACTGTTACAAGTCTACTCACTAGAGACCACATTAAGTTGTGGAGAGAACGAGTTGGTGAAGAAACTGCAAACAAAATTTCTTCTAGTGCTGCTAAACGTGGTACAAGAATGCACTCATTGTTTGAACAATATCTTCGTGCAGAAGAACCAATATTTTTTGATAACATTATAGAGTCCTCAATGTTTGAAGCAGTTCAACCTGTACTGGATTGTATTATACCTATCGCTTTGGAAGCAGGTATGTATAGTGATTCATTAGAAATGGCAGGACAAGTAGATTGTGTTGGAATATGGGACGATGAACTTTGTATTATAGATTTTAAAACTAGTTCAAAAATGAAAGAAGAATATATGGCAGAGCCTTGGTATTATCAAATGACTGCGTACGCAATAATGGTCGAAGAACTTACAGGTGAAGAGATTAAAGATGTCGTTGCAGTAGTTGGTGTTGATGGTGGTCATTGTCAAGTGTTTGGAGCAGACCCTAGAGAATATGTCGATGAACTCTATAGTCTTAGAAAACGGTATCGAAATTTACATGGAGTATAAATGTGATTAGTAAAAAAGAATTTACGGAACAAGTAGAACAACTTCTACTTAGGTCAAAGACAGATGTTATGGATGCGATTATTTCAGTATGCGAAAAGAATAATCTAGAACCTGAATCTGCAAAAAGATTTATTTCTGCACCACTAAAAGAAAAACTAGAAGCAGAGGCACAAGGTCTCAATATGGTTAATCGTGGAAAGGTGGGTAGAGCAAAGTTAACAAGTTTTTTCGAATAGGAGTATATTATGGAAAAAGGTGATATAGTAACAGTGGTTGCAATCAGTGGAGAGTATGTTGGTAAACTAGTCTCTATGGAAGATGCAACTGTTGAACTTGAAAACCCAAGAATGATTCTTTCGAATCCCCAAGACGGTTCTATGGGATTTGCAAAAGGATTAGCTGCAACTGGTGAAGAGAATCCAACTAGTGCAGTGTTTCAACAGGTAGTGTTCGTTGTTCCTTCAAATGAGAAGGTCGCAAATGCACACTTGGAAGCAACTAGTGGATTGACATTAGTTAAGTCGTAATGACTAGTCGAGATGGATATGATGCGTATACACTTTATCTTGGGATAAAGTTACACTTCCATTCCGACTCATATGACTTTGTAAAATACAATGGTAAAGTTAAATCTGATATAAACTCATTTCTGAAAAGAAAAGACAAGTATCATTTTGGTAAGTTATTTAAAACTTATAAACAAGACCTGCAAGATTTTTACGTTGCGAATCTTTCATATAAAGATTACTGGGCAGGTGATTTGTTAGATGAGGAATGTGACAAAAGATATAAAGAATGGAAAAAGAGAAATCAAAAATTATCTTATATGTTTAAAATGGAAGTGTCGGGACTATTACAAAAGAAACACATTAATAAATTGTTGGAGTGTAAAAATGGTCAACACCCTATCCTACTTAAACAGTATCTTGCGAAAAACGTTTCACTAGAGACACTTTGTATCATGGACGACATTATCAATATGTGCGACCAAGAATGGAAACATTTAATATCAGAACAGTTAGTGTATCCTGAAGTGCATAGACTGGTGAAGAAATACAAAACATTTTTAAATTATGATTACCAAAAGTTTAGAACTACACTTATAGATTTATGTCGATAATAAAAGAAGTTACAATATTAGGAAACGGCCCAAGTAGGTTGGATTTTGATTTTGATGTGTCACACCCAGTTTGGGGTTGTAATGCAATCTATAGAGATACAGATAAATGTGATTTAGTATTTGCAGTTGATATGCCTGTACAAAAGGAGATAGTTGAATCAGGATACTACAGAGGTAATAAGGTTGCATTCGCAGACATTGACCCATTACCTATAGAACTGTTAGAAATGTTTGCACCCGATTTTAATAACCCTGTAATCAGTGTGAAGGAAGACGATTCACATTTTATTATTCAGGGAAACGACAGTAGAACAGATTTTCTTGGATTGAGAGAACCACACTTAATCACAACATACAACGAACCGAATTTAAAAAACCTAATGACGGGAATGTCTGCATTAGGATATGCAATGACACTAGGTGTTAAAACTATCAATCTAATTGGATTTGATGGTCTAGAATTTGAAGGGGAACCTTCAAATATTTACGAAGGTAGTAGTAATTACCCGACTAAATATACAACAGAGGACGCTGTTCTACAAGTTCAACGTTCTCAGTTCATAGCACTATTAGAATGGTTCTATGGAAAAGGTTCAGTATATTGGAAAAACCCTCTAGACAAAGAGGACGAAATCAAGTATAATGAACTTAGTTATTATGAAAGTAGTGACAGGTGGATTTTAGGCGAAGGTCTAGAATCTTGATACAATGCTAATACAATGCGATATAATTGTTAATATAATAGGAGAATACAATGTCGAGTAGTTTAGATAAACTAAGAGCAGCTATGGAATCTGCTTCACCTTCTGAAGGTGCAAAAAAATCCTATCAAGACGACACAATGTGGAAACCCGAACTGGATAAAACTGGTAATGGTTACGCAGTGATTCGTTTCTTACCAACCCCTGAAGGAGAAGAGATGCCATGGGTATCTTATTTCGACCACGGCTTTCAAGGCCCTGGCGGCTGGTACATTGAGAAGTCTTTAACGACTCTTAATAAGAAAGACCCTGTAAGCGAATACAACACTTCGTTGTGGAATACTGGGATTGAAGCAAACAAAGAAATTGCGAGGAAACAAAAACGCAGACTGCATTATGTTTCTAACGTATATGTTGTTTCAGACCCTAAAAATCCTGATAACGAAGGGAAAGTGTTCAAATACAGATATGGTAAAAAAATCTTTGAAGCTCTTAAGGAAGCAATCTCACCTGCATTTGAAGATGAGAATGCAATCAATCCTTTTGACCTAAGAGGAGAAGGTGCTAACTTCAAAATTAAAATCAGAAAAGTTGATGGTTATTGGAACTACGACAAATCTGAGTTTGATTCTGTTGCACCATTGTTTGATAATGAAGAACAAATAAACCAAGTGTTTAGTCAAGTTCATTCGTTATCTGCCGTTATCGCACCCGAAGAGTTCAAGTCTTACGAAGAACTCAAAGAGAAACTTGAAAGAGTTCTCGGAACAGTCGGGTCTACCTCTACTGCTGAATCAGTTGCAGAAGACTTGGAAGAAGTGCCATGGTCTAATGTAAACACTGCTTCAACAGCGAGTGAACCAGTAATCGAATCTGCAGAAGTATCTGCAGGTGTATCTGCTTCTTCTGAAGACGATGCAATGGATTACTTTAAGAAATTAGCTCAAGACTAATTTCGTTTGGGGTGCATAGGTTTTTATTATGAATATAAATGACAAGACTATGCATTCACTGAGGCCGTGGATAAAAGTGGGGGTACTCAGTAAGGGTAAGATAGATAGCAAAATCAAAGCGGGTCTATCGGTGCAGAGCGGGTATGCTGTAAGGCGTGGGGCGACTGACACACTTATTTAATTATGAAAAGTGAATTTTACAAAAACATTCTTCCATTCAACGAGAATGAAAGAGTGGTAGACCAATTTGGTTGGACACCTTTGAGTGTAATCACACCAACTAAATCTTCAAAGAACAACTGGAAAGATGCATACTTAACTGCATACGAAGAAAAGAGAGGTGAATGTCCTCGTCTTCCTAACGGTTTAATGATGTCTGAGTTCCACGCAGGATTGTGTGAGAATATTATTCATTATTGGAGTATGGTCGGAGATACTATCATTGACCCTTTTGCAGGGAGAATGACAAGAGCATTTATATCTGCTTCATTGGGAAGAGATTATGTTGGTTATGATGTATCACCAACAACTGTAAGTAAAGTTAAAGAGGAAATGTCTAGACATTCCTTTGACGGTTGGTACGACATTATAGAGGGTGACGGTTGTGAAATGAAAGACACTGCAGACGAATGTGCGAACTTAGTTATGACTTGTCCACCTTACGGTGATATAGAGAAATATGAAAGTGCAGAAGGTCAGTTATCTGATATAAGAGGGTACAGAAAATTTGCAGATAGAATACAAGTTTGTGGTGATAACATAGAAAGAGTTTTAAAACCTGGCGGGTTTTGTGTATGGGTATGTGGTGATTGGAGAAGAGACGGAGAATACATACCTTTTCACTCAGACTGCATAAATATGTTCACTCAGTCAGGTCTTAAATTACATGACGTTATTGTTATGAAGAATGATACGATATTTGCAGCCTTACAAATGGGTAAGTGTGCAAGTAAGAGATACACTAGTAAAGTACATGAGTATGTTCTAGTGTTTAGGAAGGAAGGAGAGTTAATACCAACTTCCGATAAAATTAAAAATAAAGAGGACGAAACTTTAGAACAGTTTTTTACATAAAATGACACGAGCTTGGAGAAACAAAAAAATCAACTTAAGACGAAAGGTTGCTCTTGATACATTAAAAATGGTTAAAGAACCCAACAAGAGAGAACTCAAAGAGATTGAGATTCTAGAACAAAGGGTTAAGAATGCCTAGTGTAAAACCAAGATACAATCCAAAGAGAAGACAGACCGAAGGGTTTGACCAAATGCTTAGGAGATTTAAAAAGGCGTGTGAGAATGCAGGTATTGTTCAAGAAGTTAGAGAAAGACAATACTACGTTAAACCTAATCAAAAGAGACATAAAAGAAATCAACAACAGAATCGTAGAAATAAACTTGATGCAATCAAGAGAGAAAATGCGAGTCGTCCAAAACGATGGATATAAACAATGAGTCAATGGCACGGTGGAAAGGGTTCTCGAAGACGGAACTCAAAAGACAAGAACTATGCAGATGCGTGGGAGCGTATCTTTGGCAAACCCGAGCCTAAAATAAAAGAACACAAGAAGACTCCTTCACACGGACTTACTCAAGTCCATAAAGACAAAACAAAATATAATAGAAAGAAAGGTTGGTCTACTGATTAACTACTTTGTGCAAGTAAGAGTGCGCCTTGGTCAGGATTTTGTGCCCCTGTATCTGCAACAGAAAGAACCTCGCTGGTGGAGCTATTAATTTGTGTTTGAATGCTTGGTGGCATAAGTGCGAGCGCTGCTTCTTCTTCGGCGGATAATGTTTTTTCTTTAATATCTTCACCTTGTCTATTCTGAATATCTGAAACGTCTGTTTTCATTTCTTTCAGGT